GACCGGAGCCATCCGCCTTCATGGGCACGATGTCCGCGATCTCACCGTCTTTCTCCATCAGTTGGTACTTCAGGCCCTTCAATGCCTGGTCCAGTAGTGTCAGTTGTGCGTCGGCCACCGCTTCGTTCTTCGGGAGGATGGGGTTCATCTCCTTGAACGTGCGCATGGCACTGGCCCGGACGCGATCGAAGTCGCGTTCAGCTTTGAACTCGGCACGAACCGCCTCCTCGCGGGCTTTCATCTGCTCCTCGAACGTCTTGGGCAGCGCGTTGGCGTGCTCCTCCAGCTTGAGGTACAGGGGATGCGCCTTCACGGTGTCCTCGGTGAGCGTATCGCCCCCCTTGGTCCGTGCAGCCAGTATCTCCTTAATCAGTTCCTTGCCCTTCTTGTCGGTGGCCTTGATGCCGAATTCGTCCTTCAGTTCCCGCTCCAGTCCTTCCAACGCTTCCCGCTTGCCACGCGAGTAGGTGTCGGCCTTGACCTTTTCGACGTCCCCCTTCAGGGCGGCAACCCTGTCAGCGTCCATCTTGGTCAGGTGGTCCAGTGCTTCAGTCTTGAAGGACCCGTCCTCTTCTTTGAGTGAGGCAACTCCCGTTTCGTCCAGTTTGTAGCTGGTGGACAACAGCCCGGTCAATACTTCTTCTGCCGTTGGCATGATGCTCTACTTTGCGGCCTTGGTGGCCTTGTTGGGTTGCTCTTTGGTCACTTCGCGGCTGGCCTCAAGGATGGCTGCTTCGGCGATCGCTGCGGGGATCTTCGAAGCGCGGTCGGCGCTGGTGCGAAGCTCCTCCACAATCTCGTACCTGGAGCCCATCTGCTTGGCCACGATGGTATCCCAGCCCTCCTTGGTCACGGTGTAGACCTCCTCGGTCTTGATGTTCTTGATCTTGTACATGGGCGTCAGGCTTTGGGTGCGGTGGCTTTGGATTTCCACCCGGCTGCCTGTGCCTTCTTGGCCCCAAGGCCAGCGGCGTCCAGCACCTTGTTGATGGTCGGCAGCGTGGATCCTTTCAGATGTGCCTTGGTCGTGATACCTGCCTTGGCCAGCACTTGGGCGACCTTGGGCGTCAGGCTGGGGTCCAGACCGTTCAGTTCGGTGGGCAGGTCTTGCTCGGGGGCCTCCTCCGCAGGTGCGGCAACCGCTTGGGCTGTTTCCTGCGCCTGGGTAGCGGCTGGCTCTGGTGCCGCCTGCTCCGCGCTGGCCTCGGGCTTCGATCCGCTGATCATCACGCTCTCCGCCGCCCGCTCCGCTTCCAGTGCTACTTGGGCGGCGGCGGCGATGGCCGGGGGGATCATCGTGGGGGTCTTCACCTGTTCCAGCTTGGCCTTCGCCTTGGTCTCAGCTTGGGGCGCTCCCTTCACGATGCGGTAGCCCTTGCGGGTGTCGCCTTGGTCGCGGGTGTTGCGCATCAGGTCCCAAGTCTGCTGGCTGATGGTCTTCTGCTGCCCGGTTTTTGTGTTCTCGATCACTACGTATGTCGCCATGTTGTTGCTCTTTGTTCGGGGCGAATGTAGTGACGCGGCGTCACAAAGATGGTCCGCACGCAAAAAGGGCGTCCGTGGTGAGCGCCCTTTTTGTATGGGTCACTTCCCCGTGAACAGGTCCGGGCGGCGGCGCTTGGCCTCCTGCTCCGAGATGTACAGCAGACGGTGCCTGCAATTCCACCTTCCCCGGTCCTCCAGCGGCGCATAGTCCGCAACGCTCCCGCTGTCCTTCTCCTCCTTCGTCCTGGGCAGCGTCGGGTCCGTGGCCCATCCCGTCTTGGGGTCCGTCGCCTCCTCCGTGGTGTAGACCTTGTTGTTCCGCTTGATGCAGAAGGGCCGCGAGGTTTCGATCAGGCCGCCCGAGTAGATGAAGTAGCGAAGGTCGAGCCGCTTGGCGAACTCATTGTTGCTCACAGCGTCGGCCACCTGGTACGCATCCAGCAGGAACCCGCCCAGGTTGCGCTCCAGGACCCCGGGCGTGTTCTTTGTGCCTGCGACCTTGATTTTTACGGCCCGCTCAAGTTCCCGCATCGGCCTCCCCGCTGCGATGGCCTTGGCGATCATCTTCTTCACCTCCTCCCGCGCCTTGTCGGTCTTGGAAAGCTCCCCCATGTACCCCTTGGGGTTGATCTGGTGCTTTGGAGTGAGGCCGAGGCGCTTGCGCAGGATGGCGTCCACCAACTTCTTGATTTCGGGGAAGCTGCCGCCCTTGGGCTCGGCAATCTGTCCGTAGTACCGGGCGTTGAGGTCCAGCACCCCGCGCATGTCCTTCACGGCATCGCGGCCGATCGTGCGCAGGCCTCTCTTCTCCACTGCCTTGAACACGGCGTCCACCATACCGGCCACGGCGACCGATCCCCGCGTGGAGCGCACCCGCCCGTCCTCCCCTTCCTGAAGGTCTCGGGATAGTTCTGCCAGCAGGCGGATCACCAGCAGCTTCTCCAGCGCCGCCATGTCGTTGAGCCGTGCGCGTTGCCCTTGGTCGAGCAGGCGTTCAGCGTCCCGGATGGTCTTGGCGGCTCCCTGGTTCATGCCGTGCGAAGGTATGCCTTCACAGCAATCGGACCTGTATGGAGGAAAGGCGTTGGTGTGATAGTGTGATGTAGTCGGTGTTCAACTCACACAACACAGCCTTTCGGCCTTCCTCCAAAGCCACCAATGCCGTAGTCCCTGAGCCGCCGAACGGATCCAGCACGGTGCCATCCTTCGGGCACCCTGCCAAGATGCAGGGGCGAATCAACTCGGGCGGGAACGTGGCGAAGTGCGCTCCGCTGTATGTGCTCACTGGAACATTCCACACATCCGGCCTCAGCTTTGTTTCTCCGCCATCAGCTTCCACTCGCACTGCGTCCCCGTCGAACCAGTAAGTGTCCCGCTTTGAGAACAGAAAGATGTGTTCATGACTACGGACGAAGCGATCGCGCACCTTTTCTGGCGTATAGTTCGGCTTGGCCCAGATAATTTCCTGCCGCAAGTACCAGCCAGCGTCTTGCATTGCGAATGCGAAGCGCCACGGGATTCCCATCAACTCCTTGTTCTTGAAACCATCCAGTTCCAGTAGCTTCTTGGTCCTATGTGGCGCTCCGCTTATCGGCATGCCGCGCTGGTTTCCATTGCTTCCGCTATGTGGGGGAAACTTTCCGTCTTTGAATCCCGCATAGGTGTCGCCGATATTCACGAAGAGCACACCGTCATCTCGCAGAACCCGCGATACTTCTCGGAACACGTCCACCAGCTTGGCAACGTACTCGGGCGCTCTTTGCTCAAGGCCGATCTGCCCGTCGTGCCCGTAGTCCCGAAGGCCGAAGTACGGCGGGCTGGTAACGCAACAGTGAACGGATCGGTCGGGTAGGGTGCGCAGCGATGCAAGGCAGTCGCCTTGCAGGATCTGGTAGGTCATGGCCGTAAGGTTGCTCGGCCCGAAGGTAACGGTTCCGCCTATTCCAAGGTAGCGCAGTCAGTCGAACAGCGTGGGCTGCTCCGTTGGCCTGGCGTCCATCTTGGCCCCGTCTATCCGCGCCTGTGCTATGGCCACGTACTCGGCCTCGCGTTCGATGCCGATGAAGTTGAACCCTTCCAGCTTGGCGCCTTTGCCTGTGGATCCGCTGCCCATGAACGGGTCAAGGATGGTTCCGCCCGGAGGGGTCACAAGGCGGCACAGGTAGCGCATCAGCGCTGTTGGCTTGACGGTGGGGTGGTGGTTGCGGCTCTGTGCCTTGAATCGGTCCCTCGCGTTCCCGTCATCGTCAACCGGCATCGCCCCACCCATTCCGCTCTGGTGCGTCACCAACTCCATCCCCTCGCACCCTTCATCCCGATCCGCCTTGCTCGCCTTGGCGCAGTAGAAGAAGCGGGCGGCGCTGCCGGTGTCGCCGCCCCATTCGCCGGTGAATGGTGGGCGCGAACTTTCAACCCAAGGATTTGCGCCCGTTGCGTGATGCGCTTGCAATTTGCCGCTCGTCGTCACCGGGAACAGCGCCACCACCTCGTCGCTGCCGTCGTGGATCAGGTTCGCGGGCCAGCGGCCGGTGGTAGTTGTGCCCCCATGGCGGCTTCCTGAGAGGCCATTCCCATATGCAGTGACGTGCTCGCCAGACCCGAAACCATCGCCGTGGCTGATGATCAGTGGCCGGCCTTCCACAGCCTCCACCCTGCACCCATCCACATTTAGCGCCCCAGTGCCGTGCTCCAGCACGTTCGCGGCCACGGTGCCGGTCAGCGGCTTGCGGGCCATGGTGATCGGCTCAAGGGCTGGCTTTAGGGCGGTGCCCCATCCTTGCCATTTTGCCGCCTCTGGTGTGGCCGGTGCATAGGCTTCAAGTTCCTGTGGCCTTGGGTTGGCGTCCTTGCCTTGCAGGTCTTCGCGCTCCCCGCGTCCGGCTACCACCAACGCCTTGCCTCTGGACGGTGCTCCGTTCATCTTGTCGATGCCGATGGCTACGTTGTGCGACTTCGGAAACCCCGACCCGTAAACCCACGCGATCATGTCCCGGATCTCGAACCCCGCATCCTCAATCCGTACCGCCATCCGGTGCTGCGTCCTTGTCCCTGCAAAGGCCAGCAAGTGCCCGCCCGGCTTCAGAACCCGCAAGCATTCCTCCCACACCTCCACGCTTGGCACATCGTAGTCCCACTTCTTGCCCATGAACGAAAGGCCATACGGCGGGTCTGTCACGATGGCGTCCACACTGTTGTCCGGCATGGTACGCATGTAGGAAAGGCATTCTCCGTGGTGGATGCTGATAGGTTGTGTCACTTCGGTAAGGTTGCTCGGCCCGAAGGTAACGGTTCCGCCTATTCCGTGGCTCTGGCACCGGGACTATCCGGCAGGTCGTCGGTATTGCCTCCTGACCCTTCACCTTCTGGTTCTTCCGCGTCGATGTCTTCAGGGCTGTCAGCGTTCTCCCCTTCGCCTGTGCCGTTGTCCTGCTCCTCTTCGCCATCGCCTCCCATGCCCATGTCAACCGCACCAGCATCCTTCTTCTCGTTGATCTCCTCGATCAGCTCCTCCACCACCTCATCGATCATCTCCTGCTGCTTGGCGCGGGCCATGGAATAGAAGTCCACCGGCTTGCCGTCCTCGTCCGACATCGTGCCCGCCCGCTCCTCGCACTCGGCGAACACGTAGGCGAAGTTGGTCCACAGCACCTTGTTCTCCACGGTGGTGAGGTCTTGGCTGATCATGGAAACGATGGTCGACTCACTCTTGCCAAGGAACGGGTCAAAGCTGCTCTGCACCTGGGCCTTGAGCAGTTCACGCGGGTCGTCGATGTACAGGTCTTGCAGGATGTCGTTGTTCACCTGTGCCAGTGCGGAGGAACTTGCGCCAGCCGTCCGCATCTCGCCCATCAGCTTCACCCGCTCGGCCAAGGTCTCGAAGCGCATGTTCCTCGGGAACTCGTGGGCGACTGTGAATGACTTGCGGGCCGTCTCCGCGCTGCTCACGTACACCGCCTCCAGATTGTACACCAGCACCCGGCTTTGGCTGTACCAATCGGCCAGGGGCTTCAGGGCATCGTACACCGCTTGCAGGTCGATGATCTCACCGGTGGCCGTGACGGCCGAGGAGCTTGCCCGGAACCGGTCCGAGTTGTAGACCGCCCGGTAGCACGACTGCTCCAGCTTGTCCACGTACTTGTCCTGCCAATCCAGCACCTCCACAGGTAGTTGGACGTAGTGGACGAGCTCGGCCAGTGGGAGCAGGTCGTCCTTCGTCCGGGGCATCGACAGGGTGATGTGGTCCTGCCCGCTTCGGTGCACCTGAAGGCCCGACCCGTTACAGGATCTGCACTTGGTCCCGCTTGGCTCGTAGCCGAGGTTGCACTCGGTCAATGTTCCATCCCCTGCCCGGTAGCCTTCGCAGCGGTTGGCGTACATGATCTTCTGGAGAAACGCATGCAGCGCCGCGCTCAGGTCAAGCTCACTGCCCGCCTTGATGCCTTTGAGCAAATAGGGCAGCGCCGGGTGCCACATGTTCACGCACGTCTCCCCCTTGGTGCTCTGGTCTGGAACGTACCCAATGCGGAACGCTTGCACCATGCCGGTGTTGTGGGCGTAGAAGGCCACCTCGTACAGTTCATTTTGGCTGACCCTGTAATAATACCCGGCATCGCGGCCCGTAGTAATGCTGCCGAAGCTGCTCACCGGGCTGCCGTTGCTGTCCAGCACCAATCCATCAGGCCCGCTCGTCATCTTGCCAGCGTCTACCTGCGTGAAGGTCACGTGGTTCTTGTCGGTGTACATCCAGAAGGCATTTCCTTCCTTCACAATGGTGTCCGACTTATTCCCCGTGGGCGGCTTCTTTCCCTTCTCAGCCTTGGTGATTTCCGTGTACTTGATGTCGCGGTGGACCATCAGCCAGATCAATTCCCCGTTGGCGTACCGGAAGTTCCACGCATCGGCGCTGCTCACGATGGACGGGTACCCTTTGGCCGTCTCAAAGGTGGCATTGTAATCGTCGAACAGCACCAAGCAGAAGGCGTTGGGGTCGATGGCACTCTGGTCAATCAGCACGCTGCTGAAATAGTGGTCGACGTTCTTCCCCGCGTAGAAGTTGGCGATGGCCTTGGAGAACTTCTCATCCTCCTTGGCCTTGCCCTGTCCGAACGTTGCGCTATCGACCACGGGCTTCACCTTGGGCACCTTCCGGGCTGGTGACATCAGCGTGTTGGTGATTGCCGGGGTGATCAGTTGGGTCAGGAGCAAGCGCTGCTTGTACGCCTGCTCGTCTTCCCTCATGTTGAAGCGCCGGATCAGATGCTCGGCCCCTTCGCCGGTGATCATGGGCCGGTAGTACTCCCGAGTGAGGCGGGTAACGCGGTCGTAGTGCCCGTGCTTGAGCTTCTGCGATACGTTGGGTAGGGCGATCCTGACGGCTTGTTCGAGGGTCATGGTGCGGCGTTGTGGCCGCTAATGTACCTCCAAGGCGATCAATATACAGGCCCCACACACCAGCGCCTCGAACACAACCGCGAACACGAAGGGCGCGTGGGCGAACCGGGGGATGTACATCACCGTGCTCAACGTGTAAATAGTGCGTCCGTGGACTTCCTGTTTGGCAGAAATGCTATGCCACAGCGTATCGTACTGCGCGTCGTCAGCCCTGCGGATCTCCGGCCCCATGTAGGTCGGGTGTTTCCGGTTGGCAATATTGAACACGACCCGGTGGACCATGGCGAAGGCGGCCATGCAGGCGAATGTCACCAGAAGCATCTGCAAGGCGCTGGCCTGCGCGAAGTACCCGAGGACCACGATGCCGATCCCGCCGATCAGCAGCCGCCCGGTGAGCAGGATGTCGTGCTCAAGGTTGCGGCCTACGCCGGTGGCGGTCCTCACTTGGACGAACATCGCCTCGAGGATGCCCGAGGCAATCGCACCAATGACCGTGCAGAGAAGGCATGCAATGGGATAGCTCATATCACAAACATAGCGCCTTCAACCGAACGCTCCATCACTTCCGCACGAACCGGGCGAACAGGTCAGGGAACGCGCCGACCGTCAGGTAGTAGGACGCCTGCAAGCAGTGGCCGTACTTCTCGTAAGTGACGCCGGTGGCGCGGTCCTTCTCCATGACCTTCAGGATGCCCCCGTCCGCCGCCTCCTTGACCTGGATCATGTCCATCGTCGTGTTCACCATCCCCGGGTCGAACGTCACCCACAGGCCCAGCTTCCCGTCGAAGTAGGCGTTCCCGAAGTCCCGCACGATGCTGTGGGAAGGGTTCCGCCTAATCACACGGTCGCTGTTGTTGTGCAGGTAGGGCCGGAGCTCCCTCTCCACGATGTCGTAGTTGTGCCGAATGGCACCCACGACCTGCGTGGTCTTGTTCTTTCCCGTGGCGTCTCCGTAGTAGTAGCAGCCCTTGGCATGGCCAGCGAACGCCCCGTCCCGCATATCCTTGGCCATGCTCTGGGCCAGCGCCTCGGTGGTGGCGAACGGATGGCTCAGGCAGTACTCCTTCAGGAAGTGGCACCGCCAGCGCTTCTTGTCCTCCTCCCACCATATCTGCGCGGCCTGCCCGGTGATATAGGGAGCCGTGTTGAAGTCCATGGTGAAGTGCAGGGCCAGGTCCGGGTTGTACGGGACGCGGACCACGTGCTTGGCCCGGTCGTACCTGTGGAAGAACTCCCGCCCGGTCTTGCGGGTCGCGTTCCAGTCCCCATCCAGCAGGCGGGCCTTGTCGTACTCGTCGTCGCCGTCTTCCAGTTGGCGGCGGTAGCTGGCCACGTGCGCCTTGTCCGGGTTGTCCCCAAGCAAAACCAGAACCCGCGCTTGGTGGGGCTTGAGCTTCACG